AGATCGCCATCACGTATGCCGCGAACAACTTCACCGTCGCGTTCGCCAACGGCATCATGACGGTGACCACGACTAGCGGGCACGGACTCACGTTTAACCCGACCTCGCCTGCCATGGCGAACTTCTACGTGACGTTCACGGGCGCGAGCGCGGAAACCGGCGGCGAATTGAACGGACCGATCTACCGCATCCTGTCGATCCCGTCGACCACGACGTTCACCATCGCGACTTCCGTGACCGCGGCGACCGTGACTTCGGCGAGCATCATCCCGGTGTTCATCCCGGTGTTCGCGGCCAACACGAACAGCCCGTTCTCCGGCTCGCTGACGCAGGTGGCGGTGGGCTACCAGCCGGGACCGCAAGCATCGTCCGTGATCAACATTACGACCGGCGCCAATTGCAAGGTGAACTACTACCCTGACAACACGTCGGTCATTCAGGACAACACGACTGGCACGACACTCGCGACGGCGCCGACCGCACGCACGCTGATTCCGGTCAGTTCGCAGGGTCAGGTGTGGCTCGACGGTACGGGGTCGATGGCGATCCTGGCGTCCGGTTCGACGGCGACGACCTACGTGTCCGTGATTGCTTGATTCATCGGGGGGCCTGAAAATGGATGATCGAGTGGGTTATATCCGCGTCATCAACAAGAACGATGACACCGTGGTCGGCCGGTACGCCGGGAAAGACTATCATTTCAAACGGAACGTGCCGCTCGACGTGCCAGAAATCGTGGCAAACCACGTGTTCGGCTTCGGCATGGACGACAAATCGCAGGCGCTGAATCGTCTGGGATGGGCGCGCTCGAGCGACGAACTGACGGCCGGCATGGAGATGCTGTCGCGCGTCGAGTTCGCCGACCCGCCCGAAATGATCGAGGCACCGCCGAAACCGAAAAAGGCGAAAGCCGCAGAGACTGGCGCCGCTGGCCCCCCCGTGACCGCCGGTGGAACTGAGGGGGGCGTCATCAAGGCGCCCCCCAATGGACCGAAGATCGGCGCGGCCAGTGTGCCCGGCGTTACGTCCGCCGCCGGTGCGGAGGGCGACGCCACGGAGTTTTAAGGGAACAGTGAAGCATGGCAACGACGCTCCAAACGTACATCACGCAATGCCAGAACATGCTTCACGACCCGAACGCGCAGATGTGGCCGATTCCGGAGTTGATCGGCTACATCAATCAAGCGCGTAACCGGATCGCGCAGGACACGAAGTGCCTGCGGGCGTTGCAGACCGGCATCACTCTGACGGCCGGCCAGGAACTGTACGTCATCAACACGATCCTGCCGGCCGTTGCCGGTCAGGTGGTCGACATTCTCGGTATCACTCTGTACTGGGGTAACACCCGGTTCAAGATGAACTATGCGTCGTTCACCGAGTTCGATGCGATGCTGCGCGCGTGGCAGATGTACCAGTCGCGGCCGGTATTCTTCACGCGCATGGGCGCGCTGCAAGTGTACGTCGGACCGATTCCGGATCAGGCGTACGTGACCGATTGGGATGTGGCGATCATCCCGCAACCACTGGTGCTGACGAGCGACACGGAAACCATCCCGCCGCCGTTCCAAGAGCCGGTGCAGTATTGGGCGTGCTTTCTCGCCAAGTTCAAAGAGCAGGCACTAGGTGAGTGCAAGATATTCAAAGACGAATACATGCGGCAAGGAATGGCCGCGCAGCGCGCGTTCATGACTCGGGTGATCCCAAACCCGTACGCGATGTGATCCGTGGCCGAAAAGGTCCAAGTCAAGGGCGAGGAACCGATCCGCACCAAGGTGTTCCGCCAATGGAAAGGCGTCAACACCCGCGCGGCGCGCAACGCCATACCCGACGATACGTGGTATCACCTGGAGAACATGCAGTCGATAGGCGACGCGAATGTTCACAGTGTCCCCAATATCTCGGCCGCGCTGCACGACTACGCGAGCGACACGATCTACTGGTCTCAGTACGTCAACGTCGGCGGCAATGATTACCTGCTGTCGTTTTCGACGGGGGGCAAATGCTTTTCGTGGAACATTGGCTCATCGACCAGCGCGCAGATTGCAAGCGGACTCGCCGGGTCTGGCACGCGCGTCGCGCAGTGGAAAAACACCGACGCGCTGTTTGTAGACTCAACCGGATATTACTACTGGGACGGCACGACGTTCGCGGCGATCAGCGGCACCGGCGTGCCGACCAGCGGCACCGACATCGCGGTTGCGTTCGGCCGCGTGTGGATCGTGCAGGGCCGCCTGCTGACGTTCTCGGCGGCGAACGACTACACCGCAACGGGATTCCTTGCGGCGAACGGCGCAGGCTCCCAGGCGCTGACCGACCCGACATTGCGCAACACGGTGGTCCGCCTCTCCGCGCAGAACGGTTACCTCTACATCATCGGCTCGACAAGCATCAACGCCATCTCGGATGTGTACGTGCCGAGTGGCGCCTCGCCGCCGACGCCGGTGTACACGAACCTGAACATTCAGGCGATCATCGGGTCCGACCAGCCGGGCAGCGTGTTCGCGCTCAATCAGGCGCTGATGTTTGCCAACCGCTACGGCGCCTGGGCGCTCTATGGCACGAACGCCAAGAAGATATCGAGCGACATCGACGGCACGTGGCAGTATCTGGACTTCACGAAATTGATATCCGGTGGCCAGTGCGTCGTCAATAACATTCTGTGCGCCGGATTTCTGGTCAAACGATTGAACGATCCGGTGTTCGGCAGCAACACCGTGATTGCCATGTTCCATGACGACAAATGGTTTTTTGCGAACTACGGCACGCTGACGTTCATCACGTCGGCGGTGGCCAACAATATCCCCGTGCTGTTCGGATTCTTAGGCAACAAGCTGTATCAATTGTTCTCTGACACGACGACGGCGCCCGCGACGAAGCTCATCACGCCGCTTTGGCCAATGGATGACAACCTGGCGGACAAGCAAGTCATTCGAGCCGGATTCGAGGTAACCGTCAGTTCGTTTGCCGGCACATTCGCCATGACCGTCGATACGGTCAATTCTCAGTATGCCGCGGTATCTCTAACCAATGGTGGAAATGTAGCGTGGCAAAATAATGCTGGCACAATCACGCAGTGGCAGAATAACACGCCGGTCGTGGTCAATTGGTTCTCGGCGGCATACTTGCTGTACAACGCCTCGGCGCCCGGCACGTACGGCAAGTACGTGGGCCTCACGATCAGTGCGAGTGGATCGGCGTACCAGTTCAGCGCCACGGACATGGACTATAAATTGGGAGCAAGGTGGTGACATGAGCAAGCCGGTATCAGTTCCTTACACGTTCGCGGCGCAGAGTGGTCCGATACCGCTGTCTGAGTTGGACACGGATATCTCGAATCTGGCGGCCTCGATCAATGATTTTGGGACGTACGGAAACTATCTAGTTGACTCGTCTGGCACCGCGAACGTCATCACCGTCACGACGCCGGGAAGCACGACGTTCTCGTACGCGGCCGGTGTGCCGTTGCAGATCCAGATCGCAATCACGAACACCAGCACGACGGTCAATATCAATGTCAATTCGCTCGGCAACGAGCCTGTGGTCAACGCGGACGGCAGCGCCATTGCGGTCGGTCAACTCACGTCCGGCTCTATCATCCCGCTGATTTACGACGGCACGTCGTTCCGATTGATCGGACCGCAGTCGACCAGTACGGCGACGACGCCATTTCCGGTGGGCAGCGCGGCGTCGCCGAGTGTCACGTTCGTGGGGCGCACGACGAATGGGATGTACTCGTCGGCGGCGAACAATGTGGATTTGGCGACGAATGGGACCAACCGCATCAACGTCAACTCCATTGGTACCGTGACACTGGCGACCCCTGGAAGTGCGGGCGTGACGCTCGCGGTGGGCGCTGGCAATGGCACGCATGCTGCGGTCAATGTATCTGGCGCACTCGGAATTTCCATGCAGACCGTCGGTTCCATGGTCGGCTATGAAATCGAGAGCCAAACGGCTAGTGTTGACGGCGCGACCGTCGCTTTGTTTGGAACCACGCTGGCCGTGTTCACTGGGTATGGCGGACAAGGAATGATGGTGGCGGGGTACTACGGCCTGAAGCTCGCGGCGGGTGGAATTACCCGTTTGGAAATTGGCCCTATCGGCAATGTCACCATCAATGCGCCAGGCAGCGGCACGTCATTGACGGTCGCCGGG